ACAAATAATTCAGCGTTTATAGTAGTATCAGCTTTATAAGAATTTAGACTATCTTGTGTACGAAGAAGTAATTCTTTTGTAGCAGCTAATTCAGAAACACAAGCAGTATCCGACCCCCCGTAAGGGATATAAATACGTTCAGCTTCAACTTCATTAGTAGAAGCATAAATAATAACAAAACTAATAAGTCCAATAAAAATACCTGCTGCAAATCCACTAAGTATATTTTTCATAATCCTAAAGTAAAATTACGTTTAACATCTTGAGCTTTAAGTTTTAATTTTCTATCAGCAAGAATAGCATCTATTTCTTGTTCTCTATAAGGAAGATTATAAAAAGTAATCTTTTCAACTGGATTTTCTTTAATATGATAAAGACCGTCTTCAAAACGTTTCGGCATACCATATTCATTAAGTTCAAAATCACAATCAATATGAGCAAGCCAACAACCTTTAATAACAAGACCAGTAATTAAATTAACAGCTTTACCATACATAGAAAGTTGAAGATTATAAATACTTCCATTACAATGAGGAAGATGCTGAACAGGAGGAAGAAGAAATTCTTTCTTTTCAACCCAATCGCTTGTAAGTTGAGCAGGATGTTGTTTCTTATCTTTACGATAATAACCAGCAGTGAAACGAAGTCCAGAGCGATTTGTCTTCCAATCACCAATAACAGCCTTATTCTCCCATTCATTAACAAGAAGAACGTCAATAGTTCCACTAATAAGATAATCTATTAAGAACATTCCAATTTCGGCATAAATTTTATAACCGTGATTAGTATATTTTTCAAAAACTTCATATAGATTATCGTATTTATTATCAGTAGCTTCTTTGAATTGTTTAATATCAAGAAGTTTATAATTAGCATTAATTGTATTCAAATCAGCAACAGTAATCATTTCGCCGCCATCTTCATCAGTATTAAGATATTGAATAGCTTGCTTAAATTTACTACTGCCTTTAATACCATCTTCAAGACCATTATGAACATTAGTACCACGTTCACAAGCTTCTTTAGTAATAGTATTCCATTGTTCTTCTAATTCTTTTTCAGTAATACCAAGTTGAACAGCTTTCTTATGTAACCAATATTTCTTATCAAATTTAGGAGCTAAATCATGCAAAATAGTAGTAGTAGAAATATATTCGTTACCAAGAGTATCATGATATTTATGAGCGGCTTCTTCAAATATAAGACGAACTTGACTATATCTATTTTCTATATTCATAATATAATTTTAAAAATCTTCTTCAATCATACTACTTGTAACTTTCATACCACCACGAGCAGTTCGAGTTTCTTCTTCATAAGCAGCTTCTTCTTCTGCCTTTTTTAAAGAAGCAATAAGAGCAGGCAAATCAGTAATACGTTTATTAATCTTATCCATATAATCAATAAAAACTCCAGCATCTTCGGCAGATAAACCGGATTGAAGTTTATCATTTAATTGCTCATTAATAATATTAGTAGAAATAGTAATATTATGAATAGCTTTTTGAAGAGCTTCAACAGCTTGACCGGCAATACCAGTTTGATTATCGTGATAACGTTTAATTAATTTCTCAACAAGTAAATCGGGAGTATAAGTAGTAGGTAAATCAAAATTTTCACGTGCTTTTTGAAGAGCTTCACTACGACTAAGACCGGCACTAAGACAAGGGCCTTTAGGGTCACCCAAATAATATATAACTCCAACTTCTTTAATATACATTTCCTTATTCTTACTTTTATCGCGAAGATAAAGAAGCTTAACATCTTTATCAAGTAATTGAGTAAGATTAGGCGCTTCCGGCATTCCAGTTTTATTTATAGTCAAAAGACTATCAATTCTACGACCACGCATCTATATAAGCATTATTAAGTTCTTCGTCAAACTCAACAACTTTAAGTTGTTTATGAAATTGCAAATAACAATTAGCATAAGCAATTCCATACTTACGAGAAAGCTTGACCCAAAGTTTATAATTGCGATTTCTATCAGCTTTCTTTAGACGACGTTCAACTTCAATAGCATTAACTTCGGCTTTCTTCTGAATAATAAGTTCGTCTCTAAACTTCTTATATTCTTCAATAGGAAGAGTATTACGAGCTTCTTTAAGTTCTTGATAACTTTCAACAACTTTCTTACGAAGAAGATTTCTTTGTGCAGTTCCAATATAAGGAATATCAACAGCAAGTTCTTTAACAAATTGTTTGCTGGCTTCTTCTTCGAGACTACGAATTATTGATTGAGTCAATAGCCTTTCAGTATCATTAGCAAAATCAATATCATCAAGAACATTATCCAAATCCTTATAAACTAAAACATAATCAGCACCAAAATCAATACCTTTAAGAACATTGTCTAATTTTTCTTCTTTTGAATCCATTTGTTATATTTTAAACAAAAACAAAAATACCGCTAATAGAATTACGATGAACACTATCAGCGGTATAACGGACTTATGTAATTGCAAAAAAGATATTATTAATTCAAATCACTTTTATGATGTTCTTTCATAGTACAATAAATATTCTCTTTAGGAGAATAAGAACCTTTAATAGCACAATTAGGAACAATCTTAAACTCTACAAATATAACATCAGGAGCAGTAGTTTTAGCTTCGGCAGCACCTAAAGATTTGCCATCATTAAAAAATCTACCACTAATAACATCATTATAAAGTTCTTTATCTTGAATAACATAATTTGCAACATTAGCTAAACTAATAGCATTTTGTTTCAAAGATAAATGAGTTCCCATTTCAAGTTCAGTAGGATTACAAATAACAACATCTCCTTGTTTAAAAGAAAGATTGTTTTCTGTATCGTTTAATTTAGCAATAAGAGGAATAACATTAGCTTGTTTAGAACCAGCATTATTTTTAAAATCAGAAACAACACTAAACAATCTATCGACATAACAAATAGCGACAATAGAATAATTAGGAGCAAGTTTAATATCTTTTAAAAGATTATCAAAATAATCATTATCAACTTCACTAATATCAGTAGGAAGTTTTACAGAATAAGTTTTTAATTTGCTGTTAAGTACCAACATGATTACTATTATTTAGTTAAACAATCAATTCCAGCACCGCCTAATTTCATTTTACTTTTATGATTAGTAGGCTTTTTGTCTTTACGAGAACCAGACTTAAATTCAGTCTTATAATCATCTCGCTTATAAGCTCTAATTTTATCAGTTATATTATTCATATCATTTTTGTTTCTGCAAGTATAAACATAATCAGCAATACGACCATATTTATTAAACATATTTTAACAATTAGTTTTAATCCACTTCTAAGGCTGATACAGCAACTTTGATTTAAAACAATATAAACTATCAATTCGATAAAGAAAATGGCGTACAGCTAACGTCTGAAAGCGAGAGAGCTATTCAACGAGTGTTTATCGAAAGCAGCAAAATACAGCCGAATATCGGAAAAGAAGAATTTCTGCATTAGCAAGATTAGTAGCATCAGTAAAATCAGCAAATCGAGCAGATTTAGCAGTCTTAGATGTATCAGCTTATTGCCGACCCCCCGTAGAGGATTGAACAAGTGCTGACTTTCTCTGCCAGCATTAGCAGCAATAATAGAATCAGTTTTGGCAGAGCGATAACATCAGCTATATTATTTGCAGTAGTAGTATTATAAAGAGCAACAGAAAGAGCAAGACTAAACCTGTGTAGTTCCTTTACGGGGAGGATTATCAAGAGAAACGGCAGAATAGTCTGTATCTACTACATTTACTTTTATAACATTAATAGATTCATAATATTTTCTTATTGCATGATTAATAATATTGTCATTAACAAGAACGTTATTGTATAATTTATATCGTAAACTTCTATTATATTTATCAGCAATAATAAAATATTTATCTTTACTGAAATGCTTAAGATAATATTGTTGAATTATATTGTTAAATTCATTTCTATTACCTTTAAAAATATAATTCGTGTTTACAGTATAAACATTTTTATAAATAGTTTTAGTAATAATACGGTCGTTTATTAAATCTTGAATGCAAGCATTAAAATTATTATTAAATTCTATTTCATTAATAAGTTCAATAGTAATATGTTCATCTACAAAATTATTATTAATATCATCCTTTTTGTTTTTAGTATAATAATCAAGTATTCTTTTAATATCAATAACTATCACATTAGAATTATATTTAATATTATGAACAATATAATGAATAATATGATTATATAAAGATTTAGTATTATGAGTAATATAATAAACAAGTCTATTGTTTATATAAAGACATCTATTATCATAAACATCACAACTTCTACTATAAAGATAAGGAGACCAATCTTTATAAACAATACCGTTATTATGAGAAACACGTTCTTTAATAGCAGTAGATTTAACAGAATCAATAGGAAAAATAACAGTAGTTCTGCCAATAATATCGGCAAGAAGAATACGAGAATAATCGTTAGTAAAATCTTTATTCATAGTCTTAATAAAATTAGTTACGTATAGCAAATGTAGTATAATAAATATAATAATATAATTAATATATAAATATAATATTATATATAATATATAGTATAGTATAATATAATACTATATTATACTATACTATTCTCTTGATAGACTATGTTATACTGCTGCTCTTATTCTTCTTTATTTCGATGCTCATAATACTGCTCTTGTTGAAGTTTTTCTTCTTGATTATACTGTTTCTCTTGATAGAACTCGTTTTAATGATTCTGATGAGGCTGGCGTTTTTTTGTTTTATTGCAAATAAAAATAATGATAATAAACATTACGATTAAAATAATTTTAATAATAAAAATGATAAGATTTTATTTCACGATTTAAGTGAGAAAGATTTAGTAGTATATTATATAAATAAAACTGTGATGGCGTAGCTAATGCTGAAATTAAAGATAATGAAAATGATTTTAATAATAGTAATAAAAAAATATAATATAGTAACTGATAGTAATAGCGAAAATAATTTTAATGGAACTGAATGTCATAGTGATAATAATAATAATAATAATAATAATAATAATGAAAACGGATAATATAGATTATATAAGAAAAAGTTTGTAGGCGATTTTAATGTTAAAACTAAATTTGGTAAAAATGTTTTTAATAATAAAGATAATAAGTTTTTATTTATCCGTTGTAATGATGATTTGAATTGAAATAATAAAAATAATGTAAATGATTAAAATGATAAAAGTTATAATAATTATGTAAATGATGATAATAAAAATAATTTTGATAAAATTGGATGTTATAATAATAAAGAGAATATGGTATAAAATCTTATATAAAAGAGTGTGATGGCGTACCTATTGTAGCAAATGCCCCCGGTGCTGCTGCTCGTCTTGACACCCCCGTCATGTTTTCTACAGAACTATATTATTCATAATAACAATCTTCAAAAATTTGAAAATGTTTCCTAAGCTATGCTTCTCGTTCATCAGCATTTAAATATCTCGACATTCTCGAAAATTGTGATGTTGCGTCAAGCGGTGTTAACGTTCCCACTTCGTTTGGCGTTTTTTCAAGTGGAACAAATCTAAATTTATCTAATTATGAACGAAAAAGAACAAGCAACAAAGGTTGCAGAAGAAACAAAGACAAATGAAGTAGTTAATGAAGTTGCAAATGCTTCTACCGTTCAAGGTCGTGACGCTGTTATTAAAGCATTAAAAACTAATCCAAACAATTTTGTACAGGTTGTTACCATTCAAGGTTTGACTATTGAAGAACGTCAAGGTAATACAGGTCAACCGTACAATGTGTTTACACTTTTGATTGACAAAGGCGTTAAAGCCGCTGTTAAAACTGCCGACGGTGGGCGTAAAATGGGTATTACTCAAGCTATTCAAGTAAGTTATTACCAACTTTCCCAACTCATGCGTAGACATAGTTTTTATAGTCGTTTTGTTGGTATGGTTGATAATGCCGTAGCTGTTGGAATGGCGGAGGGCTTTTTCTGTGGTATGCAAATCGAAATTATTGGCGAATTTGTTGCCGCTGGTGTTGTTGGTACAAATCCATTTACCCGTAATGCTCACGATTATAACGTGAAAGATTATGATAGATATGTATATCATGTCGTAAATGTATTTGAACCCAAAGATACGCTATTACTGGAGGAATATAGAGCCGCAGCAGTAGAAAATCGTCGTATGCTTATGGAGCAAATCAGAGCACAAAAGTTAGCAGCAATACAACGCAAAAGCTTGCTTGCTTCTGCAAATCTTAATGCGGAAGATGCACCATTTTAATGTATAACCGAGGGCGGGCGTAATACTCGCCCTCATAATCTTATTAATTATGAAATTTATATTTATCTTATCTTTGATTATCGTGCTTACATTCGCAATTGGTTGTACAATAGCGATAGGAATAATGTTCTTTTTATTGAACTACCAAAACAATCCTCTTTGCTGTATTATTGGCGAGGGTATTGTAATTAGTGCAATTTGTTTATATATTTGGCTTATTCGTGTTCTTCGTGCTTGTCTTGATTGATGAGCCGAAGAACGCAATCAGCGTGGCATTGCTCAACCATCAGCTGTTAAATACTTCGGAAACGGTTGTAATCAGTATGATAAGACTTCTTCGTGAAGTTGATTATAATAAATCTGATAAGACTTTTTATTTTAATGATGCTGCTAATGTTGCTCGTAATGTTTTTGCCAGACATGGAGTATATAATATTATATATCTATAAAAGATTCTACTGACAAAACTCTAACTCTTTGACTTACTGATGTTTATAAAATAAACTATGCTTGAAAATCTGCATACTTTTGGCACTTATGCTTCAAACTATGCAGATTGCCAAACAAAAGTGCTGTGAATCTACATAGTTTTGCTATATTTGCACCAAAATCATTAAAAACATGTTTCTATGCCTACATTAAATTTTAAAACTAAAGCTATTAAGACTACTAAAGTTTATAAACAAGCTGTTAATAATGTTGTTAAAGAACAAGCTGTTATTGCTGATAAAGTTGCTGAAGATGTTTATCCTACTATTTTTGATTGTACTATTAAAACTAAAACTGTTGATAGACTTCTTGTAGATGATTCTGATAACGGTCATACTATTATTGAACATAAAACTAATGCAAGTAATCGTTATTTTGCTCAAGTTCTTCTTCCTTTTCATCATATTTTAGCTAAATGTAATATTAAGGAAAGAAATATTGCTTTTATTATTCTTCGTAAACTTCAATGGAATAGTAATATTGTTCATCTTAGTTATGAAGAAGTTAATAAAGAAATACCAATGAGTTTACGTTTTTATACTGATAGCATTGCTAATCTTCGTAGATATAATCTTATTGCTTCTGTTGATATTGATAATAATACTTATGTTATTAATCATAATGCTATGTTCTTTGGCAATTTTAATCAGTTTATTGAAACATATAATAAATTATATGATGGTAAATATGCTCCCGTTAATAAATATAATAAGATAAATTTGAGAAATACTACACTTGATGATTTTGTTGATAATATTGATGAGTATTTTAGGAATAATATTTATGATAATATATTAACTAAAGAGGAAATTAATAGAGCTGCTGCTACTAATCAAAATAAGGTTCGGTAGCCCTCTGGCGTTGCTATTAGACATGAACGAAATAATCAGTAGGAGAAGCGATGAGCATGATGAACAGCATGATGTTTAGTAAGAAGATTAGAAAGACAAAGAGGATGAGAATGAAGAGGAGTCTCACCGCCTACAACATCCCTACTTCCATCATTTTGCCTATTCTTATTTCAATTTTACAAAAATCTACTTCCTAAATCTTTAGTCTTATTTCTTTCCACTTTATCATTAAAACCTTTTCTATAAACAGCCTTATCATCTCTTTCAAAATCATTTCTTTTATCATTTCTTTTATCATTTCCATTCTCGCCATTTCTTTTATATTGACCATTATCACATCAAACTTCATCAGCAAGATTTCCTAAATCTTTAGCATTATCATTTTTAGCCTCATCATTATAAGCCTTATCAAGACAAGCTTAACAATTATCATTATCATTATTACTAAGACTATTAGTTCAATCTTTTCTTTTTTCGTCTTGAACAGCTTTAGCGAAAGCATTTTCATTAGTCTTAGCAAGATTAACTGTATCAGTTTGACCAAAATCATCAGCAAAAGCGTTTGCAAAACCATTTTCGTCTTTATTATCAAGAATATCAAGACTATCTTAAACGATATTATTAAGATGATTGTCTTTATAATTATTATTATAATGATAATGTTTATTGTCATGATTTTAATCACGAAGATTATCATCTTATCAAAAACTAATTTAATCTGAATCAGCATTATTAGTAGAATTTATATTACTTCTACTTGCATTAATGTTAATTCTACTGACAAATACAATTTGCCTTAGCCTCATCATTATTATCATTATCATCTCGATTATTTTATTTATAAATTATTTATATATAATGCTTGTTGATATTGATAATACTATTATATTTGCTACGTCTTATTCAAGACATAATATTCTTAATTTTATTACTAATTTTTAAACTCTTAATTTTATGATTAATTTAAAGAAAGGTAACGATGTTACCACTGCTACTGCTGATGGTGCTGTTAAGAACACAAGTAAGAAAGAAATTATTCCCAGTATTCCTGGTGTTCCTAAAGCAAATCTTGAAGTAATTGCCATTGTTATGTTTAACGCTGGTATTCGTAGATTTACTGCTCTTAATATTATCAGTCATCTTAAAGAAGCTGGTATTCTTAAGAAAGATAGTAAGGCTTATGTTAATTTTATTTGGACTAAATTTCAAGTTAAAGAAAATGGTCTTGCTACTGAATATAGATATTCAGAATTGTTTTTTATTAAGGCTCTTGTTTCTGCTTTTACTGACTTTGCTAATGCTTCTGCCGAAAATATCAATGAGTTTTGTAACAATAACGATATTGATGTTAGTAGACTTAACAATGCTGCCGATTCTGCCGATAAAGACGATTCTGCCAAATAAGATATTATAGTTGTTTCTGACCCCCCGTAGAGGATAAGATTGTCTTGTCCATAATATATTTCATTGCCAATTTGATGATAGTCTTGTTCCTTTACGGGGGAACTAAAACGGTCTTTATGATAACTTATATTCCCCCTAAAGATAAAATTGATGCTTCTACTATTACTATGGATTCTGAATTAGTTCATACTGATTTAGATAATAATGCTGAATTTGACAATAGTAATACAGAAGAAGTTCAATTTGATAAAGATAATCAATTTGGTTTTAACGATTAAAATATCATTACTGTTATGAAAAATATTGAAGAATTGCTTAAGATGATGTTTAGCGATATGAATAATAAATTATCCACTGATGATGCTATTGCTTATATGGCAACTCGTGATGCTGATATGTATCTTAAGAAAGTTAAGTATTTAACATCTCTTACTGCCGATGAAATCAAAAATCTTATTAGTAAAAATAACAATAATACTTTTGACT